GATAATGGCGTCGGCATATACATCAATTTCATGCTGATGGCGGGCACCAATTTTCACGGCGCAGCTGGCAGCTGGTCAGGAAGCGGTTCGGTTTTTGCCACGTCGGCGCAGTTCAATTTCATGGGTTCGACCAGCAACGTGTTCGAGTTGTTCGACGTGTCGCTGACCGAGGGCAACGTCGCGCCGCCGTTCGTGGTGCCGAACTACGACAGCGAGTTGCTGGCGTGCGAGCGGTATTTTCAGTTCGTTTCACTGGCGTTCGACTACGTGGCGTCGGCCATCAATATCAACGCGGCGTGCGCCGTGACGTTTCAGCCCGACATGCGGACAGGGCCGACGCTGACGCCGGTAGTCAACGTTTCCACCAACGTCTCGGCGCTGAACGTGTTTGGCTCTGCTCACCCCAGAATAAACTACATACAGGTCACCAGCCTCGCCGCCGGGCGGGCTTATTGGTACGGCTACGAAAAAGCGAATGCGAGGATCACCTGATGGCGGAATATCAGCTCACCGCCACCGACATCATTATCCGCACCGCAGACGGCGCGTGCATCCCGCCAGACATGGCTAACCAAGACTACAACGGCAGTCCAAAACGTCCGGGGTATCTGCAATGGGTCGAGGACGGCGGCGTGCCTGATCCCTACGTGCCGCCGCCCGAGCCCGCGCCCTCGCCGAGCCCTGAGCAGCAGATCCTGTTCGACCACGAGAACCGGCTCAGGACCCAGGAAGGCACCCCACCGTTAACGCTGGAGGACTTCGCAAAAAAGCTGGTCCCGACATGATGACAATCACCGAGTACACGATGAGCAATGTCGATCACCCACCGCCACAGCCGCCGCCGTACTCTGCGCCGGTCTACTTGCCGCCGCAGAGTACGGTGCAGCTGGCGCACGCCACCAGCGATGCCGTGATCTCGGGCCTCGCCAAGAGCCCCTATCTGCTTGGCGTCGTGGTGATCGTATTGGTGGGCGTCGGGGCCGCGATTTACTTTTTGCAGATCCTGATCACAGGACAGGCCACGCATCTGAAATCACTGCTGACCGTGCAGCAGGAGCAGATGGACAAGATCATCGAGATGCATAAGCGAGAATTTGATGCGCTCCTGGAGATGGGCAACCGGCTGTCGGCGACGCCGCAAGGCCCGGGCCCTCAGGGCCCGGCACCAGTTAATCCGCCTCAACCACGGGGGCCGCGATGAACGAAGACAGGCATTTAACCAAGGCAGGTGCTAACCTGATTCAGCACTTCGAAGGTTGCCTGAAGAAAAAAGGCGACCTGTACCACGCCTACAAGTGCCCGGCTGGAGTCTGGACTTGTGGCTGGGGCTCGACGCATCACGGGGGATGGGAAATTGACGCAACTACTCGATGGACCCGCAGTGAGTGTGACCAGGCGTTTGCTAAGGATATGGAAGTATTCGAGCGAGCTGTACGCCGCCTCGTCCGGGTGCCTCTCACTGACCATCAGTACGATGCGCTGGTGTCGTTCTGCTACAATTGCGGAGAGGGTAACCTTGCTAAATCTACTCTCCTCAAAAAAGTCAACGCCGGAGACCACCGGGCCGCCGCCCGGGAGTTTCACCGATGGGATAAAGCAGGCGGAAAGACCCTTGCCGGACTGACCCGCCGCCGGGCCTCCGAGAGCCTTCTGTATCAGGGCCTCAAGGATGAGAATTACGACGGCAAGGCCGATCCCAAACCGCCCGAGCACCCGATGCCGCAGGCGGTGGACAACCCGGAGGACTAGGACATGGCCGACCCACGCGACGAACTCGCCCGAACCATGCTGGCGGCGGGCCAGACCGGGGGCCTGACCCCGCAGGACTTCACCACCTTCGCCAACAAGCTTGGCGACCCTACGGCCCTGCAAGCTTGGTACGACGCGGGCGGCATCTTCGGCCAGAACGGCGGCACGCCGCCCGACCCGGACGAGCAGTACTTTGGGAATAGAGGCCCGCTCAGCGGCAGCCCCGGCGAAGTGGACTGGATGCAAAACGCACAGCCGTGGCAGTGGGGCGGTTATGGCGGCGGCGAGAGCACCAACCAAAGCCCGAGCGCGATGGGGGGCTGGATCGGCGCTGGTGGCGGGATGCGCGCCAGACCGGATTACTGGGGCTGGCAGGGGCCACACCGAGGCTACTCCCCCGGTTCGGTGGGCGCTCTCTCGGGCTTCAATACCGGCAGGGGTGGCGCTGCCACTGGTACGGGCGGACTGACCCCGCAGGATGCCGCCACTTTCGCGCGGCTGGTCGGCCCGCAGGCGTTTCAGGAGTGGCTCAACGCAGGCGGCGTGCAGGGCATGTTCGGCGGCGGCATGGGCGGCGCGGTTGGCGGTGGCGGCAGCGGTGGTGGTGGCAGCGGTGGTGGTGGCAGCGGTGGTGGTGGCAGCGGTGGCGGCGGCGGTGGTACCCTCGGCGGCGGTGGTGGCGGCGGTGGCGGTGCCAACCCCGGTATTGCTCCTGCTGCCGACACCGTTAACCTGGGCAATACTATCGGCTACAGCGTCGGCCCGCCCGGCACGCCGAGCGCGGACGGCGTCAATTCCATAAACAGCACCGGAGCCGGTGTGATAGGCGGATTTGGCCCGAGCGGGTTGAACGCCGCGGGTAATACAATAGGGATCGCCGGATACGGCACCGCCACCGTTGGCGCTGCCACCGACGCCTACGGCAACAACACCTATGGCGCGGCACCAAACACCTCTGGCGGCGGCCCCTTCGGCGGCGGCGAAAGCACGAGCCCTTGGTAACAGGAGGTCAACATGTCTGATTTTTTCGCACCCTCCTACTGGTACGGCGCGGGCCCCGACTTCTCGGGCCTCGCCAACGCCTACGCCTCGACGGGCCAGACCAACAACTACAACGCCAATATCGCCAATACGCTGGCGCAGGCGAACTCGTTCAACCCGTGGGCCAACAGCGGCGGCTTCGGCGCGATGACCAACTACTATTCGGGCCTCGGGGCGAACTATGGCCGCAATACCCTTTCAAGCATCATGGCCCACAGGAGACACCCGGGCGGCACTGTCACACGCGGGCCAGATCTGGCACCGCCGCCTTATGTCGATCCGATTACCGGATCAGGAGGCTCCGGACCGAGAAACTTCAAGGATCTCTGGCACGACCGCTTCGGGCCGCTGGTGCCGCAGCTGCCGCCGATGCCGACGCCGTCCGTAACGGTGCCGGGACAGCAGGGCGGCTTGCAGCCGGGCAAGGATTGGGCGGGCAACCCGACCGTCAGCTCATGAAAAAAGCCCCGGCATTTCTGCCGGGGCTGACAAGTATTCTAAACCCATTTACCCGCAATGCTTATACGCCGACTTCCTTGAGCTTGACCACCTCTTTCGAGGGGACCGGGGGGCCCTGCAGAGACAGCGGGACAAGCCCTTGGAAACAGGCGGCAAAAGCCAGATAGTTCATACCGTCTACGTAATTGTCCAACTTCCCCGGGGAGCTTTTACTCCGGATCAGCTTGACGCAATGCATAATCATGGCGACGTCGCGCGCCGTTAGCTCCTTGCCGATTACAACGCTCGCAACGGCGGCAGCCTCACGGAAGTTCTGGTCGAGGCTGGAGGCGTTGTCGTATTCGTCGCCCCTCGCGTTGATAAGTTCAAACGCGAGGGTGAGAAGGTCGCCCGGATGGGGCCTGTCATGGTGGGCCATCAGAAGGGCTCGTTTCCTTTTTCATTAACTTCGCCGTCGTCGAACGCCGACGAGGCTGCGGGACGACCGTCGAGGCGCTGGCGGCCTTCGGACTGGATCACCTGTAAATGGTTCAAGCCGAACGATACGCCTCTCTTGCCGGTGTGCGACCATGCGAACGGCACCACATTCGCCCGCACCAGCTGGCCGCTCCAGACTTCATCCGGCAAAAAGATGTCCTGCCGCTGGGCATCGACAATCCCTGGCTTGTTCTTCGACCACGGCGAAATATAGGTGTGCCCGGGTTCATAGCCGTCATAGGCCTTTTCACCGGCATCGTTGAACGGCATCTTGAGCTGCTTGAGAACGACGTTGTCGCCCCATTCCTTCTTGGCGGTTTCGATGCAGGCGTTCTGGAGAGCCTTGTAGGCGGGGGATTTCTGCTGCTGCTGATCGAATATCAGGCTGCAAGAGTAGACCGGGAGACCTTCGCCGCGCGGCCTCGGGGTGAACAGGTTCGCGAAGCTGAGGGTGGCGTAAGGAGTATTGATTGCTGACATGATAACCTCGTTTGACATGAGTGACATGGGGTAACAGGGATAACTCTACGTTGAAATCAAACTCTCTGTCAACGTCTGATTTCATGGGAACAATCCTCCATCGTCGAAGATCGCCGCTGCATGGGTCTGATGCTTGCGGGCGAAGGCCGCGCACCCGGTCTTGCGCACGCACCAGCGGCAGTGCGCGCCCGCATTTTCAGTGGTGTCCCCGGCCTTGATCCTGCGCAGCGCCGGATCAACCTCGAAGTCCAGCCACTGCCAGAGTTCGCCCAGCGTCGTCTCGCAGCTGCGGATCGCCTCACCGCCGATGCGCGGCTGGCAGATGGTCAGATGCACAATTGCGTCGGGGATCGTAACTTGAAACAGGTCGGCGAGTCCCAAGGCGTAAAACCGCAGTTGCGGCCCGAAGGGATCGACGGCAACGCCCTTGCCGAATTTGAGATCGACGACGTGAAGCTCGCCTTTCGTAAAGGCCCCGCAGTCGAGGGTGCCCCAGACCATGCCGGAAGTATTCGGGACCTTGACGCGCTTTTCGAGCACGATCTCGGTATAAGGGCCCATGAGGCCCTGAACGTGAGTGATGTAGGGGTTCAGAGCCCGGCACATGCCGGGGCTCACAATGAACTCGTCGCCCTCGACAGTGACCTTGTCGGGAAGAAAGATATCCCCTTGTAACGTGAGTTCCGCCACCGTGTGCGCCGCCGTACCCTCGCGAGCGAACTTCGACGAGGGGCGGGTCATGTCCTTCGTCAGCGTTACGCTCGCGGGGCACGCCAGCCACATGTTGGCCGACGACGGCGAGCACGCCGCATGCGCGCTCATAACGAACAGACCCGGCAGGGGCCTACGTCACGCAGGCCGGTTAAGGTTTCCTTGACGGTTTTCGGCACCCGCCCACCCTCGAACTCCCGCCGCAGCTCGCGCAACGGCGTCGGCCAAGTGTCGCGTCCCGGCGTCCGGTAGGTCGCGCCGAACACGAACTCGTCGGCCTCGGCTTCGGCCCAGAGCTTGGGATGGTCCTGCCACAGCGACCACCACTCACCGATGCGCTGGTGATAACACCGCGCGCAATCGGTACGGTACGGGATCGGGACCTTTACGCTGTCCAGGTAATTCCACACGTCGGTTTCGCCCCAGCCCCACTCTCGCAGCGGGAAGCACATCGTGACGCCTGCAATGTCCGCGTAGGCTCCGCCAGCACGGCCCTCCTCGTCGGCCCGCAAGCCAACGTAAGAGACGCAAGGCGCATTCTTGGTCAGCCACGCCCGGTAAGGCTCGATCTTGAGGATGCGGGTGCAGAACCGGGCCCTGAAATTCGGCAGCATATTTTGTTGCCGGATCACGCCTTTGAGGCCCGTCGTGTGCATGACCGGCAGGATACGCTTACCGAGACGCTCGCCAAGCGCATTCCAGTGCTCGAACATCTCAGGCAGCTCGTCGCCGGTCGGCGTGCAGACGTAGGTGTAGTCCACATCCGGGTTCAATTCCCGCAGTCGCAGGGCAAGGGCGGTTGAGTCCTTGCCGCCAGACAAGGCGACGACGTGCTTCATGGCGTACCCCATTGCGCGGCCATCGCCGCAGCGATGCCGGGAAAGGTGCGTGAACGTATTTTCCACCTGTCGGGCGAGGGCCCGTATCTGTTGCTGCCGCCGGGAGACTGGTTGGCCCAGCGCGGCAGACCGTTCGTAAAGAAGGCAGGGGGCACGTTCTGCGTCGCCTTCAGTGCCGGAAGACCCTTGAGCCACAGGCATGTGGACTTGGCGGCGTTCTCGCCGAACATATGCGGGTGAATGATCTGGCTGGGTCTGCGGATTTTCGACGAGATAACGCCCACCGGGTTCTCAAGGGCTATACGATCCACAGGGGCGTCCAGCAGGGTCCTCACGAAGTCCAGGGCCTCGGCCTGCTCCACCCGTTTTTCAGCGAACCAGCGGGCTCCGCTGGTGCAGAGATGCGTGCACGGCGGGTGCGCCACCATCAGGTCCCAGCCCTCGTCCAGCACGGCGATAACGTCGCCCCGGATGTGAAAGGGACTGCCGTCCTCGGACGGAAGAAAGTCGCACGACCATGCCTCATGCCCCAGCGCCCGGAAAGCGCGGCTGACCGTGCCGGAAAATTCGCATGCCACCAGCACCCTCATTTGAGGATCAACCTCGGGCTGTCGGGCACCGCCGAGCAGTTGGTGCAAGGCGGCGAGATCGGCTTCGACAAATCGATGGAGCCCCAGCGCACCATCGAATTGCCGTTGAGAATATAACCCAGCTTCAACGCCGCGATCTTGGTGGCCTCGTCAGGGCCCTCCCCGGCGGCGACCGGGGAGATCAGAAGGCCCAGCAGCAGAGCGATGCGGGTCATGTCAGGGCTCCGTTGTCGATGGCCTCGCGGATCGGCACGAAGGCGTCGGCGGGCAGCTCGCGGAACGACTTCGCGCCGTTGCCGAAACGCGACAGCAGTTCGAGGACTTCCTGATGATGGCCGTTGGCATAGGCCGATTGCAGGTCTTCGAGGGTCTTCTGGCGCAGCTTGACCACTTCGGCAGGGTCCATGTCCCCGGCGGTCTTCGGCGGCGGGGCTTCCCGCACCTCCGGGGGCATCGACGGCTTGGGGGCCTTCTCGAACGGCTTCAGCCCGGCTTCTTTTTTCGCCCTGGCGCGCTCCCGCAGCCGCTCGTCGTTTTCGAGTTGTTTCGCGGTTCTCCCGGGTTTACCCACAGGTTTTTCCACCGGCTTGTCCACAGGGACAATGACCGGAGGTACAGGGTTCAAACCCTGAGCCTCAACGACCGGCACCGCGACTGTTTTCGGCCCGGGGAAAGTCGCGAGCACATCGTTCATCTGGTCGAGTATTTCGCCAAATGTCTTGCCTTCAAAAGTCAGCTTCACTTGGTTTCTCCTGTTGCAGCTTCCAGCGCCATGCCGATCCGCGACTTGGCGAGATCAACGATGATCTTGTTGCGGGCGGATATCCTGCCCATCGACGGGGTGTAGATCGTCTTGTATTCGCAGACGTCTTGCAGCTCGTGGCTGTCGCGGTCGAAGCGGACGAAGTAGGCCCTGGCCTCGCCGTCGGTGACCTTGATGGTGATGGGGTGCGGCTTGTCGGGCTTGTTGTCGTTCACGGCTTGGCTCCTTCGGCATCGAACAGCTGGGTGAAGTCGCGGGCCTTGCGGACCAGCAGGCTGTTAATCAAATCGTCGATGGTCCCGGCGGCAGACAACATCCGGGCCACCACGCCATCCTTCTGACCGATGCGGTGCACGCGGCAGGCGGCCTGCGCGTTGTCCATCGGGGTCCAGCTGCTTTCGACAAAGACGACGTCGGAGCATTTACATTTCGGCCCCACGAGAGTGATCGCGGTTCCCGCCGCCTGGATATTCCCGATGAACACGCGGCACCGGGCGTCCATCAGGAACTTGTCAACGGCTTCCTCGCGCTCCCGTGGGGCCGTGCTGCCCGTCAGCACTGCGGGGGAATATTCTCCGAGGTGTCGGTGCAGGGCAGCAATGACGTGGGCATGGTGGGCGAACACCAGCACTTTGCGGTCGGGCGGCAAATTGTCGAGCATATCTACGATGTAGTCGGTGGCTCCCCGGAGCTTGGCGGCACCCAGCATCCGCCGCATCGACATGATCGAGACGTTGCGGCCCGCGACATCCAGCGCATGGGTCAAGTCGTCGAGCTTGGCGGCCGCGCCCTGGCTGGCGAAGACCTCCGTCAGGATTTTTTCGAGCATGTCGATGTCGGGCCCCGTTATCTCGCTCTGGTCGAGCGGCACCGGGACCTGGCTCCAGAGGATGGGCGGCAGATCCTTGAAAACCTCTTCCTTCCGCACCCTGAACATGAAGGGCCTTATCAGGGCCCGCAGCACGTCGAGGTTCTTCGAGCCCTCTACTACGCGGATCGGCCGGGAACCTCCGAAATACTTGTGCGATACTTTGCAGAACTTCTCTTCATACTCATGACGGGGCATCTTTATTCCATGCGGCCAGCAGATCGACAGCAGGGTGTAGAGGTCGCCCGCGTGGTTCTTCATCGGGGTGCCGCTGAGCGGCGTGATGTCGCCCAATTTAGGGACCGCGCGGCGCAGCGCCCTGACCCGGTTGCTGTCGGCGGAATTGAAACCATGGGCCTCATCGATGGCGGTCATCTGGAAGCCGAAAGGAATGTTGATCAGGGCTTCGGCGACAGGCCCCTGCTTCTGCGACATCAGGCCGTGCGAAACGATGTAGTAGTTGCCGGGCCTCGCCAGATCGGCGGGGGTCCGGACGTTAACGAACACCGCGCCGATGTGCCAAAGGCCGATCTCCCGTTTCCAGACCAGCACCGCCGAGGCGGGGCAGATCACGAGGACGCGCTTGGCTTGGCGCAACTGCACGGCTTCGATGAAAGTCCTGGTCTTGCCGATACCCATATCGAAGCCGAGATAGGTCGGGACTTTCTCGGCGAGCCGCATCGCGCCTTGGTGCTGGTGGGGAAAAAGTGGTAGCTGGCTCACGCGAATATCTCCGATTGACGGGCCCGCACAACGCGCACCCAGTACCAGTCGCCAATCAAGAGGGCCTCGGCCCGGTCGGCGTCTTTCTTCCTGTCGAGATGGCGGGCATGTTCGGGCCACTTTCGGATCGCCAGTTGCCGGGAGGCTTCTTTCTCGGATTTGAGCAGGTGGTAGCCCTTCCACTGGGACGGGGTCACCAAGGTCATGGGAAGCCGCAGGGCCCCGGCGACGCCGTGGATGATGCCGCACCCCATCCCAAATTTGAACGTGCTGGAGAGCCCCTGCTTGGGCATGGCGTGGACGTTCTCGACGACCACAGCTTGTACCTTCATATCCTCCAGCGCGTGCGCGAAGGCGACGGCGTCCAGCATCCCGTTCACCGTCCTGATGTCGTCCACGAACACGGGCGTGTGGTCGTGGAACACGGCAATGGCGGCGTGGACAGCGCCGGGGTCGATGGCGGCGAAGATCATAGCCCGGTCACCCACAGCAGCAGGTTCACGGCGTAAAGCGCGATGAGACTGCCCAGAAACGTGAACGCCAATTTGTCGGCGATGGTCATTTGCACGGCTCCGGTATTTCCAGACATTTCAGCTCGTGCGCCGTCAGCTCAGGACCCTTGGCATTGACCGGGTAGCCGCAGACGATGCATTTGCGCTGCACCGTACCCAGCGGGATCATCCGGCGAATGCTCATTTCCGTCCGCCCTTGCGCTTGAGGTGGAAGTCGCGCACCAGCGCGTCCATCGGGTGCTCGATCAGGCCCGCGTCCTGCGCCAGGGCGAACAGCGCGGGGCTCCACGCCCCGGGCACGCTGTTGCGGGTGCTCCAGCCCTGCATCGTGTCGGCACCGGGCGGATAGAAGCCACGGGCCATCAGCTTCTCGGTGGTGGGGCCGACACCGCCGAGTTTCTCGATGATGTCCCTCACCTTCCACACCGGCGGCTGCGGCTGGAAAATGGTCCGGTCACGCTTCGGCATCAGACAATCTCCCTACACGCTCGTTTCCGATGATGTCGCGGATCACCAGAATGGCCCGCTCACATGCCTCGCGGCGGTGCGGCTGCTGGTCCTCTATGACGTAGCTTTCGAGCAGATCGGCAGCCAATCGCAGCGCTGAGTTGCGTTTCATCATTTCAGTTCTCCACAAGTTTAACGGTCTGGAACACGGTCTTTTTCAGGTAGGGCTCTATCGCCTTCTCCCCGAACGCCTCGGTGATGGCCTTGCGGTCCAGCGTCTCGCGGACGCCGGGGGTGACGGTGGCGGTGTATTCGTCGCCCTTGAGATCCGCGCCTTCCTCCAGCAGCTTGTCGCGCAGCTGGTCGGCACGGGCGGTGAGGGTCTTGATCTTCTCGCGCAGCTCCGCAAGTTCATCGGCGGGGTGGGTGTTGAACAGGATCTCGGGGGTGGAGGGCTTGGTTTTGGCGGGCATCTGGGTTTCTCCATTGGGGTTGACTATCAATACCTGACACAAAAACATTGTCAACCCCCTTTCTGCGGAGTATGCTATTCGTCCGCCAATCACGGCGAGACGAAAGAGCCCCCATGCCCAAACCCGTCCACGACCTCCACCTCGACTTTGAAACGTTCTGCCATCTCGACCTCAAGAAGGTCGGGGTCCACCGCTACGTCGTTCACCTTTCGTTCCGGGTGATGGCGGTGGCGTGGAAACTCGACGACCGGCAAACGATGGCCTGCTTCGTGAAAGACAACCGCCTGCCGCCGGATCTGGTGCAGGCGCTGCAGAGCCCCGACTATCAGGGCCATGCGTGGAACGCGGCATTCGAGACGGCGGTTCTCGACAAGCTCGAAATATTCGTCGCCAACGCACTATCGTGTACGATGCAACGTGCGTTGGCTTACGGGCTTCCCGCACGGCTGGAGGCGGCAGGAGCGGCGCTAGGAGCAGACCGCCGGAAAAACATGGCCGGGCACCGGCTGATGCTGAAGATGTCACGGCCGCTGAAGCCGGGCATGCCGGAATGGTGCTTCACCGAGTTCGCGGAACTGGCGGAATATTGCCGTGAAGACGTGGAGGCGGAAGCGGCCATCGGGGAAATCATTCCTGAATTACCCCCGGAAGAGCGGCAGCTGTCGCAGCTCGACGCCGCCATGAATACCTCTGGCGAACTCGGCATCGACTTCGACCGTGTAAGGGCCCTGCAAGGCGTAGCGGAGGCCGCTGAGAAGATCGACGCGGCACGTTGTGCGATCCTGACCGGCGGCGCGGTGACGTCGCCAGGAACGCAGACGGCGAGGCTTTTGGCGTGGCTCGCCAGCCGGGGCTTCGATCTTCCCGATACGCAGCGGGCCACGATTGAAGAGGCGCTGGCGCAGGTCGCGCCGCCTGACGTGGTCGAGGTGCTGGAAATCAGGTTGCGGGCGGCGCGGGCCTCAACGCGCAAATTGGTGCGGATGCTCGACATGAGCGACCTTTCCGACGGCTCGCTGCGGGGCCAGTTCCAGTTCTGTGGGGCCGGGAGGACCGGCAGGTGGTCGGGGCGGGGCGTGCAGGTGCAAAACCTGCCGAGGGTGCCGAAGGGCTTCGACCCGGAACTGTTTTGTCAAGCGGCATCGGCGTCAACGACGGCAATTGACGCCGATGCCGCCAATGACCTGAATGCCGTGGCACCGGCACCCATACTCGACTGCGTGTCGTGGTCGCTGAGGTCCTGCCTGAAGGCTTCCTGCGACGGCAAGCTGCTGTGGTCGTTCGATTTCTCGCAGATCGAGGCGAGGGTGTTGGCGTGGCTGGCGGGGCAGAACGATATCCTCGCGGTGTTCGCCGCCGGGGAGGACGTCTATACGTGGGCGGCGGGGCAATTCGGCAGCCAGGACAGGCAGCTGGGCAAGGTCCTGGTGCTGGCGCTCGGGTTCGGGATGGGGGCGATCAAGCTCAGGGAGACAGCATGGAAGAACTACGGGGTGCGGCTGTCGGCGGCGCAGGCCGAGAAGTTCAAGGTGGGGTGGCGCAGCACCAACAGCCATGTCGTGACGTTCTGGGCCGAGATGGACACCGCCGCACGCAAGGCGATCCTGAGGCGCGGCGACGTCATCGCGGTCGGCGGCTCGGGGGTAGCTTTTACATATACCGGCAGGACCTTGCAGATGCGGCTGCCGTCGGGGCGGGTGCTGTACTACCACCGGCCACGGCTCGACATGGAGACGAGCAGCATCGTGTATTGGGGGGCCGAGGTCGGGGGGCGCTGGGTCGAACAACGCACATGGGGCGGAAAACTGGCGGAAAACGCCACGCAAGCCTGTGCGCGGGACATCATGGCCGAGGCGATGCTGCGGGCGTGGCGTCGCAAGGCGCTGGTGCCCGCGATGACGGTGCATGACGAGCTGGTGTATCCGGTACGTCCAGCACTCGGCGGCACCTGCCAGTATATGACTGATATCATGCTGGAACCGCCGCCCTGGGCAGGCGGATTGCCGCTCGCCGGGGAGAGCAAAGTGATGCGGCGGTATGGTGTGAATTTGTCCTTCGGGACAGTAGCCAAACCGGCATGAAAGGCAGAGTGTGACAAACACGTAAAATTACGGCCTCTGCGTCGGGGGATGCAGAGGCCGGAACTCAGACGCTCTCTCCACCCACCACAGGCTGAGAGCATAACCAATCCGTCAAGAAAGGTCTTTGCTTATGGCTAACCTAACAGAGGTTAAGCGGTTCCTGCAAGAGCTGGTTCCCAACTGGCGGAACCGGGTTATTTTCGCCCACACTCCCGGAGGTGTATGGCGGCAGACCCGCGATCTTTCCAGCCTTGACCCGACAAGCGATTGCTACTGGTGTCCGGCAAGCTTCCCGCCGGGGTCGGCACGGGTGAAGGACAACGTCATCGAGGTCTGGGCGCTGGTGATCGATGACGTCGGCACCAAGGTCCCCGAGGCAGCGGCCGAGAAGCTGGGACCGCCAACCAAGGTGCTGAGAACGTCGCCCGGCAATTTCCAGTGGGTGTACCGGCTATCGACGCCGGTTCCGGCAGGGGCGTGGGAGGCGTTCTGGCTGGCGGCAGAAGCCCGGACGGGGGTCAGGTTCGACCGGAATACCAAGGACGCCAGTCATGTGTTCCGGCTGCCGATGGGGGTCAATACCAAGGGGGCGGACGGCAAGCTCAATGGCGGCGGCACGTACCCGGTCGTGGTGGTAGAAGAGAACGGTGTTGTGCTGGACCCGGCCAGCATCCCAGTGGTTCACGATGAAATCACGAAGAGTTCACGCGACGCCGCCGATGGCGGCGAGTGGAGCCTCGCGCATCTGCGGGCGCTGATGGCGCTGGTTCCCAACACCTACGAGCGTAAGGAATGGGTGGATATCGGGCACGGGCTCAAGGCGCTGTGCGCGGACGACGCGGAGGGGTTTCTGGTATTCGACGAGTGGTCGGCGACGCATGACAGCTACGACGCGACGGCGACCCGCAAGGCGTGGGACAGCTTCGGCGCTGGCGGGTTGCTGTCGCAGGGCGGGCGGCTGAAGGGTCTGGCCGAGAGCCAGCACCCATCACGGTACGCCGCTATCGTGTTCGATGACGATGCCGTCCCTCCTCCGGAGCCGCCGGGCGTTAAACGGGCGGGTATTACGGCAACCCCATTCAAGTGGCGGAGCCCGGATAAGATCCCGCCGCGCGACTGGCTCTATGGGGACATCCTCATTCGTAAGTTCATTTCGATGACGGTCGCGCCCGGTGGGGTGGGTAAGTCGTCGCTGATATCCGTGGAGACGCTGGCGCAGGTCACGGGGCGCAACTTGCTGGGTGAGAAGCCTTCAGGGGAGCTGCGGGTGTGGCTGTGGAATCTGGAGGACCCGGGAGAGGAGACCGAACGTAAGATACATGCGGCGGCGCTGCATTACGGGATCGGGGAAGCCGACACAGGGGGCCGGTTATTCGTGGATAGTGGACGAGACCAGCGGTTGGTGGTCGCGGTGACGGAGCGCAACGCGCCGACCATCGTGCGGCCTGTGATCCGGGCTTTGGTAGAGCAGATCCGGCTGAGGGGAATCGATGTTGTCGTGGTCGATCCTTTTGTGTCGTGCCACGAGGTGCCCGAGAACGACAATACGGCACAGGACATGGTGGTGAAGGAGTGGGGACGAGTCGCCGAAGAGGGGAACTGCGCGGTGCATCTGGTCGATCATACGCGGAAGGCAAACGGGGCAGAGGTGACGACCGAGAGTTCTCGCGGCGGTAAGGCCAAGACCGACGCGGCCCGGGTGGTGCGGGTGGTCAACCGGCTGTCGGACGCACAGAACAAGCTGTGGATGGTGGCTGCGCCCTGGAGGTACTTCTCGACGTTCAACGACAAGGCCAACATGGCCCCGCCGCTGGACAAGCAGGATTGGTTCTATCTGGAAAGCGTCGGGCTGGGCAACGGGACTACTGCCGCTGCGGTGTTTGCCGGGGACGTAAGTGCCGGGGTAGTACATGGGGATAACGTGGGCGTAGTTACGCGGTGGACGCCGCCAAGCGCGGCCGTCCTCGTGACCGGGGACAACTTCAAGAAGATGGTTGCTGAGATGGGGCAGGATGAATGGCGCATGGCTCCACATGCAAAGGATAAATGGATAGGCATTCCAGCAGCCAGAGCGTTAAACCTCGACCTAGCACAACTGGCGCAAAGGAAGCAAGTTGCGGCAGTTCTAAAACAGTGGTTCAAGGCTGGTCTACTCAAGGAAGTGCCGCAACTGGACAAACACAGAAAAGAGAAGAAAATCATAAAGGTAACAGGTGGATTCTAGTGATTTGCGGCACTTGCGGCACTTGCGGC